ACATCATTTCTTTGATATCGTTGCGATTGCGGCCGGAGATCCGTAGATTGAATTCACGCTGCAGACTGGGAGTCACGGTAACAGTGTGTTCGGTCCATCCATCGTAATAGCCATTTTCGTTCATGTGATGGAATTCTGTCGTAAAGACCAGTTTATCGGCGTGGCTCGCATCTAGGTCGATTTTCGTGCCGCAATCGAATCCGGACCCATGCGGTAAATGCTGCTTGACCAGCGTTTCGATTGTATCGGCGTGGCGATCAAGCCATTTCGAGTTAACTGGGTTAGATTGCGCGCAATTGCGCTTTGCTTCGATCATTCCTGCTAATTCGCTGTAAAGGTAGCGTGCCCTATGTCCCATTTCATTCCTCATTCTGCCGGCAGTCTCCGCCGGCCGGTTAACTTACGTTTAATCGAGTCTGACCGTGTAATTTTTACACGGTGTGTAAAATTTACATAGTAACTGTTAGGTAACTATGTAATTTTTACACGGTGAGTGTGTCAGTTTTGACACGTTTCCACGGCGGCCGGTTACGAGATCCTTGCCAGTTTCATTTCTTCGGCAAAGCGTGCATATGCTTCGCCTTCAGTTAATGTGCGAGGATACGAATCGAATTCATGCACGCCGAAGTAACTGATCAGAGATTCATAGGCAAACGCGCGTCGCATTGGATTACGGGACATCAGGTCACGTAGCAGTGAGAATGCGCGCGTGCCGCAAGCGTTAGCGACGCTGACAAGATCCTTGACGTACCATTCGCTGTACCAGTACCAAGTATTGCCACGTTGATTCGCCGGCAGCTCTTTCGTGCCGAAGCATTCGCGCTTACCTTTGTCAGTGAGCGTTTTGAATCGTGGCGCATCCAGGACAACGCGGTATTTCTGCAATTTGCTTTGTTTGCCATTTTCTTGCCAGTTTGAGTCTTCGGCCGGTTCAAAGTAAGTTAGTTCCGGAGGATAAATGCCGGTCTCATCTATGTAAACGAATCCTCCGCCATAGGCAATAGGATCAACGTCGCCAATGTGGCCAATACATTTCCAGGACGGTTGTTTCGTTTCCATTGTCTTATTCTCCTTCGCCGTCGCCGTCAAAACGGCGGCCGGTTCGATTGTCATTCTTGCCCGCGCCACGTGCCGGCGCGCGGGCGCCGCGTGGAGATTGGGGTTTTCACGCGTACTTGATTGTCGTTTGATGACCGCGTGCGTATACTGTGCGGCTATTGAATCGTGCGGTAAACTTGGACTCGCCATACTGCAGGCGCGCCGTTAGTTCTACGCGGCCATCAGCAAAGCAGTGCATTGTACGGTTCTTCATTCCGCCGCCTCCGCGAGAGCCGAAGGAACCGGCTCTCCGAAGTGGATGGCTTTCTCGCGGATTGTGCGCAGGTCATACTCACTGACCGGCTCGTTTTTGAAGTTCTTGCCCAGATCGAAGCGCGCATTGTTGAATGCGTCGTTGATTACGTGGCTGGTAACCCAACCTGCTGGAATCGCTCTCAGTTCACCGTATGTCATCTCTGTGTCCTCACATTCATAACCTTATCCCCGTTTCTCCCTCTTGTCAAGTAGCATCTAAGTATTTATTTTGACGCGCCCATTGTCCAGCTAGACTACAGCCTATGCGACCAGCTCAGCTCTGAGCGTATCGCGTCCATCTAAAGCCCATTCTTTATTCTTTGACAGGGGAGTCTGGTATCTCTAAGAATCTATCTTTACAATCCCGCGCGGTCAAACGGCGCCAGGGGAGCGCGCGCCGGCGCCGATGCGAACGGTTCCATCCTGACCGAAAGCCGAGCCCCGGCCGCGCCAGCAGGCTCCGAGGCCATCGTCTCTGACTTTGGGATCATACAAAATATTCTGAAAAATAACGGTTGCAAACTAACACAGAGTTGGTGTATGGTGGTCGCCATGTCTGAGAACCCAGTCTCCAAAGCCGCAGCAGAGTTCAGGAAGTGGAAGTTCGCTGGCTCTCTCCCCCAGATCCTCGTGATGTACTCAGCCCCAAGTATCCCCATGGGCGCGTTTCAGCCGGATTTCGATACCTTAAAAGTGCAGACCGACGACCGCTTCGTGATGAGGCAGGTTCTTTACACCACGCCAAAGCGTATCCACGGTCTGCTTCATTACGATGCGCCGAATAAACTTTTCTTCATCGGCTACGAGTGCGGGAAGTGCGAGCAGGTCTTCCTGGTGCCCGACAGCGTGGACAGCGAAGACAAGTTGCAGAGGTCGTTGCAGCACGGGTGCTCAGGGGGTCCAATCCAATGAAACTCTTCCACCGTCTCGTCTGCCGTCTTTTCGGCCACTCGAAGACCCAGGTTCCCATGGTCTTCTTTCGTTCCTGGGATAACGTCCACGAGATTGGATCTCTGCACTGCCAGCGCTGCGGGGCTATGCTTGGCGAGTATAAACGGAATATGGCGGAGTCTTTATGACTGACGATCGAACCTTCTTTTCCCGCGTCGCCGAAGTTCTCATGGAGGAGTACGATCTTCCCGAGCGCTGGCATTACTTGTCCTTCGCTGATGACGAGCGGGGAGGATTTCAAGGCGCCATTGTGGTTTGGGCGCACGGGGCTACGGATGCGTTGATCAAAGTAAACGCCCAGGGACAGAATCCCCATGGTGAGGTTTTGTGTGTGCCGATTCCGGAGGATAAGATTCCCGAGGCGCGGTTTCGTAATCGGCTGCTGACGACACGGGCGGAGATCGAAGAGATGTGGGGCGAGCCGTGCAAGACGCAACGAGAGTGGGATGAAGAGGAGCCAATCCAATGATCCAGCCTCAAGTTCAGGTCACGACTAAATCGAGTGATCCTATCCGCACTCCCCCCGATCCCAACATCCTTGCCATTCTCCGTCTCTACTTGGAGAAATACGAGGTTCTTGCCGATAAAGACCGGGACCTTTATCGGAATCTGATCGTGATGCTTGCCAATCCGATATTTGTGGTGAACGCGGCGGGCGACCCTGTAGATTGGAAGGAGATAGGGCGCCAATGAGAAAATTCCTCTCCATCCTCCTCACCCTCATCTTTGCCCCCATTCTCATCCTTGCTGGCGTCGCCGTTTGCGTTCTCGACGGCCTCAACCGCTGGATCAGCGACGGAGGCAAGTGGTGATGATCGCCGTACTATTGTTTCTTGGGATTATTTGCGTCGCAGGACTCGTTCTTGTGGGCGTGGTGGCGCTGTGGCTGTGGGAGCGCGGCCAACGCGGTAAAGAGCCAGGCCAGCAATGACCACAAAGAACAAACTCCCCTGGTGGCTCAAGCCCAAAGGCCGTCACAGCGGCCCGCCTGCCGCGCTTCCTCCCGTTCCTTACGTCGAGCCTGAGTTTGCTCAACTTCTCAAGCGCGAACAAGTATCTCTTGAAGACGCGCACCGCTCCCCCGTGGTGCGGAGCTGGATCAACCACAACCGCAGAAGTAAGTACATCCCCGAGGAAGTCCTCGAAAAATTGCACATGGCGCAGGACACCCAATGAAGCCTACCGCCGCGGTCAGCAGTCCAAGTAGGTTCAATTTTGAACACATTCTCATGTCCGGCTCGGTATACTCTCAACGATGGAGGTCACTACAATGCACGAGCATTATCTTATCGAATTGCTTGAAACCACTCGGCAAACTGTCAGCCGGATGTCAGCCCGGATGAATCAGGCTGAGAGTGAGGACCGGGAAACCCTTCGCTTGATTCTGAGCGAGCTTACCAAGATCGAGCACGATATCGCGCCTCCACCCCCTCCCCCGCCGCCTGCAACTTTGAGCCGCTCAAGCGCGGTCCAATTCACTCCACCCGTACCACCAACCCCAGTCTCAGGAGACTCCTCATGGCAGACAATGTCCTCACCCTCAATGTCGGGCAAACAAGCATCGCATCGCCCATCACCTACCTCGCCGACGGCGTGACCCCTTCGGGCGCCACGTACTCGGCCGCCACTTACAACTTCAGCGATCCCAGCGCGACCGTCAGCCTCAACTCCGACGGCGTGACTGCCACGGTCACCGGCGTGGCTGCCTCAGCCGGCCCGGTCTCGGGCTCGGTCGGCTTCACCGCGACGGATACCGACGGCGCCGTCAGCACCTGGACCCAGGCGTTCACGATCCAGACCAACGGGAACCAGCCGCCTCCCCCGCCCAGCCAGCTCAGCCAATCGAGCGCGCTGCAGTTCAGCACGCCCACTCCCTAGCCTCTAGCCTGGTTCTTTCCTCGGCCCCTTTCGGCGGCGCGGCTCAAGCCCCTTCCCATTCCGCGCCGCACTTTTTTCTTTCTCTTTCTTCAAAACCCTCTTGACAATCTCATTCTATCCATGTCACAATTCCTTCCGATTAGTAAACAGGAGGAATTGTCATGGACGTAGGTCAGCCCCAAAGAGAAATTATTGTTGAACCGCTCGAACTCCCCGAGCCGCTGCGCGAAGCTCCGCAACATGAGCCGGATCGTGCTCCCAGTCATCAGCCTGAAGAGGAGCCCGTTCATGTTTGATCCGAAGAAGCTAGAGCACTTTCTCGACAGTCTGCAGGTGGAGACGCATTACCCAAGCCATTACCCAAGCGGGGCGCCGAAGATGGCCCCTCACTCCCATCTCGACGATTTGATGGACAAGTACGACGTCTTCGCGCAGGGAAACTTCAATCACAACCACGGAACGCCGGAGTTTCCGGTCTATGGACCGGAGCCTACCAGTCCTCTTTCCTGGTTGCCGGGGGGAGCGCATGTCACTTACGGCATACTTCAGCCGCTTCTGCAGCAGTGGCCGATTGCCTATGTTCAGGGCATAGGCATTCCCGAAGATCCCGAGGCGTTCCCGGAGCTTCCTGTTCCTATCGAAACTCCTCACGATCGTCTCAAGGCCCGGTTGGCCAGGCTCTCGGCCGCAGCGCCCGCCATGATCGAAGACCCTAATCCTCCGGCGCTTTCTCCTTCGCCTGACTTCGTGCATACGATCACCGCATGGCGCGGGTGGGAGTTCACTTCAGGTATGCTTGAAGCCCTCGGCACTGAGGCGAAGTGGGAGTCCCGGCGCGCGCCGCGGGCCAATTGCATACACAGCAGCCATGCTGCGCCCAAATTCGATTGCTCTTGCGGTTATTGGTCGTTCAAAACATTCGATTTGCTACAAGAGGCGCTCAAGAGTTACGCCGTCGATGTGGATGTGATCGGCCAGGTGGAGATCTGGGGCCGGGTCATCGAGTGTGAGAACGGTTTCCGCAGTGAGTTTGCGTACCCAAAGGAGCTATGGCTTTTGGATGAGGGCCTGGAGAGCTTGAGCTGGAAGTACGGCGTGCCGGTGCGGAGATTGCCAAAATGAGTGCTGTTCCCTCCATATCTCACCAGAACCTTCGTGCTTTCCTGCTTGCCCATTCCCAGGTCACTCTGGCCCAAACTGCCCTCAAGCTCGGCGTCACTCGCCAAGCTGTAGGCCAAATGGTCGGCCGTCTCGATCGTCCCAGACGGACCGCCCCACGCAAAGAGCAGGCCCGCGCTCGTCTCAACGACCTCCGGGAGCGGGTCTCTCAGGGCGAACCCGCCGCGCGCGCCGCGGCAGCCCTTGAGATTTCTCTCAACCAGGCGTACCGTCTCGGCTTTCGCGCCCACGCAATTCGTCCCATCCATGGCACTCAAGCTCGTCTCGCCTCCGGTTGTGATTGCTGGCGGTGCAGGTGCGCCGGCGGCCTGGCCCTCCCTCGCAGTCCCTCAACCCCTCAGCAGCGCGCCGAGGCTCTGGACTGGCTTGCCTGGACCGATCCGGACGACGGCCGCGGTTTGAGCCAGGCAAAGATCGGCGCCATGGTCGGAATCGGCCAGGCCGCTGTGAGCCGGCTTGCCAGATTGGAGAAAGCATGAAAATCGAGTTCAGATCCGTCGGTGACGGGACCAACGTTGAAGTTTTGTTGCTCGAAGAACTAGGCGGCGAGGCGTGTATACGGAGAATTTGCAAATTTCGGATGAGATTTTGAAATAATTTGTTGCAAACCTATCGTCTTGTGCTATTCTCCTTTTCGAATGGCTAGTCCCCCCAGAACGATTCGCCTGGACCCGGCGCCCAGCAAACCCCTGAGCTGGCTGGAGTGGTGTGAGGACTCCTCTGCGGTTCTCGATGACCGCGGCCGCACGATTCAGCCTGCCGGTCCCTCTCTTCGCGTTCGCTACCGGTATAACGGCACCGAAAAAGAGTACTGGCCTGTCACCGAGGAAGAAGCCCTAGCCGTGATGAACCCAGGGGCCGCCTATGGCTTCTCGATCGGCAGCGCCTTCAGCCAAATCATCTCGGCGTACAAGTCCGGCCGCACCGTCAAATCTGGCGAGCGGCAGGAAACCGTGAAGCAGAGGGAAGAGATCGAGCAAAGAACAGGCCGGAGGTGGCTGGCATGAAAAAGGAAAAGAAAATCGATCTAATCGAGGAGTCAATCTTGCGTTGGCCGGATGGATGCGAACGAACGCGCATCAAGGAGCGCAAAGGGCAATCGGCATGGAAGTTCACTTGGGGGCAGTACCGTGAGATGCTCGAAAAGGAACTCGGTCTGCTCGGCGCGACTTCGATTTTGATTTGCCGCAGCGACAAAGCTGATCTCGATCCAGGCGTTGCGGTGTGGTTCTCGATGGCTAAGGAAGATTTCTCTTGGCAGCAGGGTCTCGGCCTGGAGACTCCGGCGCCTACGCTCGATCAGATCGATGCGGCGTACCGAGTCCGGGCTAAGCGCGTTCACCCCGACAATCAGGAGGGCACTGCCGACCCTGCAGCTTTCAAGCAGTTCACTGAATGGCGCGAAGCCGCGAAAGCGTGGGTCAAGGGGACGCATAAGCAGCGCCACGAGGGTGTGATGGCGATCGATCAGTACAACGAGTCACGGCTGAATCTGTGTGCGATCCGGTTGGCCTTCTCGCATATTCGTGGTCTTGAACGCGTCGGTGCGCCGTCGATCTTGAAGCAAACTCTCAGCGCGTTCCGAGCCAAGCTGGTCGCGCAGACAGGAAGTGCAGCATGAGCAACGGGCTGGCTCTGATGACTCCCCTTCCTGATCTTAGGCAGCAGATAGAGTCTCTGCGTGATGAAGTTTACAAACAATCCGAAGCGCGTCAAAAAGCTGAGACAGAACTGAGAATCGAGCGACAGAAAAATGCGGTTCTTGAAGCCGGAGTGACAAATCTTCGTCAGGTGCTGATGCCGCTCTATCAAGGTCTGCGGATGATTTTTGGGGAACTGGATGCGCTGGGCGTACAGGATAGCACGACGCCTGCCTCTGGTCTCGATCCTCGAAAGGCTGCGGTGTGGGAAGACTGGAAGCGTAAGATGCCTGGTATCCCGGCTCGATTCATCGACGCGCTGATGCTCCACGGCGAATTGACGCAGACACAGCTACGGCTACATGCAAAGTGTGCGCAGGGCAGTGTGGCCGGGGTGGTAAGCCAGTTGTGGAAGGCCGGCCTCATCAACAAGAATGGCGGCAGGATTAGTCTGAAGGAATTATGACCAAACTCACCCCCACCGAACGCCAGCAGATTCTTCGAAAACTGAAGCGCTCCCCCGCGCTCGACCGCGGCGCCCTGGCGGAGCACATTCTCAAAGTGTGGCGCGATGTTTTGAGCAAGAGAAAGGCGCAGAAGTGAGCCCTCGTCCTCGTCTCCCTAAAACGCAATGGAAAGACGACAGTATTCGTGTCGAAGTAAAGTCTGCCGGCTTGGCTGATGAGCCGTCCAATCAGGAAGTCTTTGAGGCTTGCCTTGGTGAAATGGGCGCCGTGAGATTGAGGCTTATGCTCGGCTGTTACGGCCCAGGAACGGAGGAAAAGCCTAAGCCGTGTTACCGATGGCTCCTTGGTGAGTCCGCGACGATCTTGTGCCGCGATCTTGAGGTCGCGGATTGGTTCCGCGAGCAACTCCTCGCCTGGCTCAAGGGTTTGAATGAGATTCGTCTTGAGCGTGTGGAGGACGAACCCCAATGATCTGGCAGGATACTCCCATCTTTATCATCGCGCGGGATCGCGTTTCCACTCTCCGCGATCTCGTCCTCTGGCTCCAGCGCGCGGGTATGACGAAGATCGGGATCGTCGACAACACTTCAACTTATCCGCCGCTCCTGTGCTATTACGAAGAGGAGATCCCGCGTGAAGTTCAGCTTCTCCACGCTGGCGCGAATCTCGGCCATGAAGCATTCTGGCGTCTCGACCTTCATCTCAAGCAGACGACTCGTTTCATCGTTACAGATCCAGATATTCTGCCCGATGAGAACTGCCCGCTCGATCTCGTGCGCAAGATGCACGAAGTAGCCGATCGGTTCACCGGTGGCGCTAAAGTCGGCCCGGCGATTCGCATCGACGATATTCCGGATCGCTTTGCCCAGCGGGAGCACATGCGATTCTGTGAATCCGATTACTGGTTGCGCAAATACCCCGAGGGCGATTGTTGGAACGCGGCTATAGATACTGTCTTCGCTTTATACGAGCCAAATTGGGGCAGGTGGCCCCTGGCTGAGCAGGGTGGCGTTGAGCACGTTCGTCTTGATTTCCCGTATGTTGTGCGCCATCTCCCGTGGTACGAAGACAGCGCCAATCCAAGTGAAGAAACGAAATATTACCGCGCGCATGTTGCGCCCGGCTTCAGCAGTTCCTGCATGGTTCCGGAGGTTGCATGATTCCAAGCATCATTTCCGGCGCCCTCTCAATTGATGATCGAGGTACGCTCACGTTCTTCAATGGCTTTAATGTTGAGCATGAGCCTGTGAAGCGCATGTACCTCACCGAGAATCATCAACCGAATTTCGTTCGTGCCTGGCATGCGCACAAGCACGAGGCGAAGTTTGTCATGGCTGTCTCGGGATCGGCTCTGGTTTGTGTGGTGAAGGTGGTCAATTGGAAGCGCCCGCGGAAGGACACTCCGGTTCATCGGTTCACTCTTTCAGCCAGCTCGCCTTCGATTCTCTGTATTCCGGCTGGTTACGCGAACGGATGGATGAGCTTGACAGGAGACGCTAAGTTGCTCTGGTTTTCAAGCGCGAATCTCGAAGAAAGCAAAAATGACGATGTGAGATTCCCTGTGCGCTACTGGAACCCATGGAAAGTGGAGGAGAGATGAAAGTAGCCATCCTGGGCGCAACTGGAATGCTCGGCAGTATGGTTCATCGTTATCTGAGCCAGCAGCCGGGCTACGAGTTGACTTGTCCTTCGCGTCTGGAAATGCCAGCGGAGAATAATTTTCCGCGCTTCTTTTTTGAGTTCCTCAGCGGTAAGGATTATGTCATCAATTGTATCGGTGTCATCAAATCCAGAATCATCGAAAGCAATCCTGCTTCTGTTCGGGACGCAATTCAGGTTAACGCGATGTTCCCTCATCATTTGGTCCACGCAGCAGAATGGGCGAAGTGCAAGGTGATTCAGATCGCGACTGATTGCGTGTATTCAGGCTTTGAAGGACCATACAACGAACTCTCCCAGCACGACCCTACAGATGTGTACGGAAAAACTAAAAGCCTTGGCGAGGTTCGATCCCCCAATGTTAACCATCTGCGTTGTTCGATCATTGGTCCTGAGCAGAAAGGTCATCTCTCTTTGCTCGATTGGCTCCTCAATCAGCCGCAGGGCGCGAAGGTCTGCGGGTATACGAACCATCTTTGGAACGGGGTCACAACTTTAGCGTTCGCTAAATTATGTCACGGGATCATGTCGAAGCAACTGGAACTTTCGCACGTACAGCATGTAGTTCCTCTGAATGTTGCTACCAAAGCGGAGTTGCTCAGTCATTTCAATTATTTTTATCATCGCAACGACATTCAAATCGAATATGTCGTGGCGCCGGTGGCTATCGATCGAACGCTCTCAACACTCGATGCCAAGAAAAATCAGGAACTATGGCAGGCCGCTGGTTACGATGAGCCTCCTTACATTCAGCAGATGATCGAAGAATTGGCCAATTATCAATGAAAATTCTCACCATCCTCGGCACCCGGCCAGAGATCATCCGTCTCTCCTGCGTGATCCCGAAGCTCGATAAACTTTGCGAGAAGCACATCCTTGTCAATACGGGCCAGAATTACCATCCGGCTCTCAATTCTAATTTCTTTGCTGAACTCGGTCTACGAGATCCTGACCATCAATTCAAGGCTAAGGGAAGTTTCGGCCAACAAATCGCAGCAATTTTGCCTCCGTTGGAAGCTATTTTGGTTCGCGAGAAACCTGATCGCTTCCTTGTTCTCGGCGACACCAACTCCTCGTTTGCTGCCATCGTCGCCGCTCGGCTTCACATCCCCGTTTATCACATGGAGGCGGGGAATCGCTGCTTCGATCCACGATCCCCGGAGGAAGTGAACCGAAGGATCATCGACCACACCAGTGACATCCTCTTGCCCTACACCGAGCGCAGCCGGCAGAATCTTCTCGCTGAGGGGATTCCAGGTCATCGCATTTTTGTGACCGGCAATCCGATCCATGAAGTCATTCTGCATTACTCGAATCAGATCGATGCTTCAGATATTTTTAATAAGTTGGAAATCGATCGGGGCGGCTACTTCCTCGTAACTTTGCATCGCGAAGAGAACGTGGATGATCCGGCGCGATTGCGAGAATTTCTTGAGGCATTTGGAGCGCTCAATTGCAAATATAAATTACCGGTTATTGTCAGCACTCACCCTCGGACTCGTTTACGATTAGCTGAGTTGAGCCATTTGCGGAATTGTTTTGACACCAGATTTGTCGATCCTTTCCCATTCTTCGATTTCATTGCTCTCCAGAAATTCGCCTTCTGTGTCCTCTCCGATTCTGGCACTGTGCAGGAGGAGTCCTGTTTGCTCGGCGTTCCATCCGTCATCCTGCGTGACACTACCGAGCGGCCGGAGACGCTGGAGGCAGGCGCCAGCGTGCTCTCCGGTGCGGACCCGGTGGCGATCCTGCGTTTGGTCAAGCAGGTGGTTGAGGCTCACCGCCCTGGTTGGTGCGCGCCGCCCGAGTACACGCGATCTAATGTTTCAGATACAGTGGTCAGGATTTTGATGAGTCATCTGGAGGCGCGATGAAAGTTTTAATCGTTGGCGGCGCAGGTTACATCGGTGGGGCAGTGACGGATATTCTCCTTTACAGTAAGGAGCAGCATCATCACCAGGTCCGCGTCTACGACTCTCTCCTCTACGAAGAGTCTTATCGCAAGCCGGTTCCGTTTGTCCGCGGCGACATCAGGGATCATGCCAAACTTCTTTCTCAACTTGCCTGGGCCGACGTGGTGATCTGGCTGGCTGCTGTGGTGGGCGATGCGGCCTGTGCTCTCGATCCGCAGACCAGTGTTGAAGTCAACCAGGATGCCGTTGGCTGGCTTGCCAAGCATTTTGACGGCCGCATCATTTTCATGTCCACTTGTTCGGTCTACGGCGCAGCCGACGAGGAATTGACTGAGGAATCTCCGACCAACCCGCTTTCTGTTTACGCTTCGACCAAACTGGAAGCAGAGTCTTACCTTCAGCGCAAGAATGCGATCATCTTCCGCCTCGGCACTCTCTACGGGCTCTCGGACACATATTCGCGTGTGCGCTTCGATCTGGTCGTCAATACTCTTACCCTGCGCGCGCAGTCCGAGGGCCGGATCAGCGTCTTCGGCGGCGAGCAGTATCGGCCTCTGCTCCATGTGCGCGATGCGGCGCAGGCTGTTGTGGACGCGATTGATCAGCCGGCCACCGGGATATACAATTTGCATCGGACCAATATGCGTATCGATGAATTAGCTGACGGCATAGCCACCTGCTTCCCAAACGCGAAGGTATACCGCACTCCATCTCATTTTGAGGACCACCGTAATTATCGGGTAAACAGCGCCAAGGCCGATAGCGATCTTGGGTTTCTCCCACGTACTTCGGTAGAAAAGGGGGTTCTTGAGATTCGTGACTTGCTCGACGAAGGCCGGCTGGCTCATCCCCTGAATCCGCGCTACTGGAACGATCAACACCTCGCTCAAAGATGACCTACGCTATTCATCCCGGTTACATTGCGCGTTCTAATCCTGACGCTTGGGATGACACTGTGCTTCCGCTCGATGCTCGTCTTGCAGCTCAGCGTGAAGTCTATGAGTATGCGCGTGCGATTGCCAGCGATCAGGGTTGCCGCCGCATTCTCGATGTTGGCTGCGGCAGCGGGGCTAAACTGATTCACTGGTTTCCACCATCCGAGTTTGAAGTCATCGGAGTGGAGCTGGCGCCAACGTTAGCATATTTGCAGAAGACGTATCTTGAGCGCAGATGGATCAGCTTGGATCAGGAAGCACCTTCGGTTGATTTTGTGATTTGCGCCGATGTGATCGAGCATCTTTCCGATCCCGATCAATTGCTGGACTACATTGCGCGTACCGGAGCGAAGTGGATCGTCCTTTCTACGCCTGATCGGGATTCTCTCGATAATCATTTCGGCCCGCCTCGCAATCCTTGTCATGCACGGGAATGGTCGATGCTGGAGTTTCGAGAGTACATTTCCACACACTTTGAGGTGAGCCTTCAATTTACTTCCGTGCAGAAAGCAATCGAGGATGGCGGCGCAACGCAGGTGGTGTTGTGCCGGATGGGAGAAATCAAGCCATGACCACTAGTATTATCATTACGACTTTCAATCGAAATCCCCAGCTTGCGCGGACTCTGGCTTCAATTCGAGGCCAACGATTTGAAGGTGAAATCCTCGTGGTCGATGATGGTGACCTATCTCACGGCCATCCTAGTGCGCAATTGGTTTGCGATCGCTTTGGTGCTAAGCGTATCTCGCTTCGTCGGCCTGCTTCTCTTCAGTTTCGCAATCCGTCGTACCCTAATAATGTCGGGATTCGCGCTGCTACCGGCAGCATCTTGATTCTCCAAAATGCTGAATGCGAGCATATCGATCCGAAGACGATTGAGAAGCTGACTGTGCCGGTCATCGCCGATCTCAGTGTTGTCACTTTTGCTCGTGTTGTTGCGATGCAGCAGGATGGCAGTCAGGGCACGCTCTACTGTGGTCAGGAGAACCCCCGGCCTTATTTCTTCTGCGGCGCGATTCGCCGGCAGGTTCTTCTTGATCTCCGGGGATTCGACGAAGATTACTGGGGAGCAGGTTTTGAGGATGACGACTTGGCGGATCGCCTGGGCGCGAGCGGGGCGAAATTTGAGTGGACTTCGGCTTTGGTTCGTCATCAGTGGCATCCGCCAGCGGGGGAGTACTCAAGTGCGGATCAGATGCGTAGCCTTTATCAGTCCAAACTTGCTGCCATGCTAAGAGGGGAATTGGGCCTGGCGCGGAACGTGGGCCGGGATTGGGGAGGGCAGCCGTGACCGATTCCAACCGCATCATCCAAGGATTTTGGCAAGGTCCGTTCACTACGATGGAGCGGCTGTGTGTCGAGTCGTTTAGACAGAACGGTCATGAGTTTCATTTGTATTGCTACGAGAAGCCGGAGGGAGTTCCTGAAGGTGTTTGTATCATGGACGCGAATGAAATTCTTCCCGAGTCTCAGGTCTCTACTTTCCGTTGCTCTACGCATTTTTCCGATTTCTTCCGCGTAAATCTTCTTCTCAAACGAGGTGGATGGCACACTGATCTCGATAATGTTCTCTTGCATGCGCTCGATGACGAAGCGTTCTCTGCGTCCTATTGTTTCTATCGCGATCACGACGAGTCCACGATTTCACTCGCTCTTTCGAAGTGCCCCCCTGGTAGCCCTTTAATGCAGCATTGCGTGGACTACATTGGCCGCATGGACCAGGCGGAGCGCGAGCGTCTATCTTGGCAGGCTATCGGGCCGGATTTTACACACGGAGCGATCGAGCACTTCAAGCTCACTGAATTTGCGCAGCGCGGTTATGTCTTTGATCCGGTCCATTGGTCCCGCGCGCATGATCTTGTGAACCCAGCGGCTGAGTTCGATCTCTCTCGATCCTATTCAGTTCATCTTTTTCACGCGGCTTGGAATGATGGGCCGCAGGATCGCTACGGTAAGGGCTGGGATCTTGGCCAGCCATCCAGCGAGAAAATCTGGACGGACGGGATTTTCTATCCCGGTTGTTTGTATGAGCGGCTCAAAAGGAGATACTTGTGAATACGATAGTCATGCCGAAAAGGCGCAGTTCGATTCTTCTTGGAATCATCACAGCGCATCACCCTTCCCGCTGGTGGTATCGCACTGGAGCAAGGAATACCTTCTTGCGCAATTCCCCACTGGATCACATCTTTGTTTTTGGGAATCCTCCGCTTCCCAATTGGATTGTGGAGCAGGAACCGGACGAGCTTTGGGTGGATTGCGATGATCGTAAAGAGTACATGTACTACAAAGTGCAGGCGCTTTGTAAGTACGCGCTCGATAACGGCTATCAATATCTGTTCCGGTGTTGCGATGATACGCAGCTTTACCCAGATAGGATTCGTGACGCTGGCTTGGAGCCCTTTGACTACGCTGGGCAGATGCCATGCAAGTTCTCTCTCGGCGGCACTTTCAAGACATGGTTCAAGGGCGGGTTTGATTATATGCATGGTGGAACGGGAATCTGGCTCTCGCGCAAGGCCATGCAGATGATCGTGAGCGATAAGCTGGATTCTATCGTGTGCGACATGCCCGAGCAATCCGATGTGGGGTTTGGGTTGACCGTAAAAGGCCACCGGGTGTGGTGGGACGATTTGCGTATAGGAGAGGTTCTCAAGGGAATGCTACCGTGGGATTCTCCTGTGCGCGACCAGCCGGTCCTTGCTTACGATCAGAATGGGATCGCTGTTTTTGAAGACGAATTGTTATTTTTTGAATCTGACATATCCCGGCCCCTTGCTGTTCACGATCCGGGCGTGGTCAAGAAGAACGAGGCGTCATTCGACGCGCTGAAGCGCCAGATTCGGCACCGCAACATTGCTCAGGCGATGCGTGCCGCCCGCGTTCCCGAAGCGGAGATCGAGGAGGTTGCGCCCGATGCCCGCTAACTATTTCCAGCGCGTTGGTGATTTCTTCGAGCAGCGTCGCGAGTACAGAGCCCAAGCGCTCAAGGCTCTGCGTAAGCGTGAAGGGCTCCCGTCTCCAGTAGACGAGCACGGCGCCGAGCTTGAAACCCGCTTCGACGACTTCGGCAACGCGCATTATTACAACGCGGATGGCACACGCGCGGAGCGTGTTCTCTTCGCTGGCACCGGGAAGGACGGAAAGCCCGGTGGATTCGCAATCGGCACGCGCAAGGGCGAAGCGCGTGAGCTGGCCGACGCGCATTGGAACTCTTCCGATCCTGGTTTCGAGATCCTTGATGTGGCTGAGGATGGCCGCAAGCTGTCTGAGGAGTTGCTCGATCTCCATCGTGATGCTGCGACCTACGAGCGCGCGGACAAGGTGAGCTACGGTGACGCCGGAGAGCAGGCGCCGGGTCTGGTCGTTCGAGATGGTGCTGGGGATGATGAGGTCGACGAAGTGTTGCAGGAGTTTTTGAAGAAAGGCGTTCAACGTCATGAGTGAACTTTTTCCTTGTCCTGATTGCGAGCAGTTCGCTGCTACCACGGCCGGCGGTCTCTGTCCGACTTGTGCTCAATGGCACGAGGCTAAGATGAGTGATTTGGGCGACGAGTATCACGATCATCAACGGCAGCGTGAGCGGGCACAAAGATTGCGCATGCCTCCGGCTGAAAGATTCGCGGAGGATCTGGCGGATATGGCGAAAGCCGTGGAGAGGAGCAAGCGATGAGCGATTGGAAGCGCAGAGTTCGCGTGGCTTGGCAGGTTCTCAGCGGTAAGAAATGCTTGCTGACTGATGCCCGATCTCAGGTGATTTATGTTCAAAACGATGGGCCGGAAGGCAAGATTGTGCATTTGCTTAACTGGCGCGATCAAGTTCTCGCGCTCGACAACAACGGCAGCATTTGGCTGATGGACGAAACAATGTACGGGTCGAGAGACTTTCATTTTCAACTGGTGGCGGATGCCCCGAGGATGTATCGATGAGTATACTTTCTCCTCTTCCTGTGACTTGGCGCATTTTGACTACGGTTCATTGCCCTTCATGTGGCAAAGATTGGAATTTCTTTCCTGGGCAGAATGGTTGTCTTGTTCGTGACGCTTATTGTCCGAATCCTGATTGCATTCAACATGGGCATGTGTACACTCTGGAAATGAAACTTGATGGTGTGCAGATCGTGAAGGTGGTGAAATGACTCAAGAAATCGAATCCGTAAAACCCGCTCTCACCGTTATTCTTGACGACGGTGATTTCATCATTAACTCGACCGGCGCAATCGGCAAGCTGATGTCTCAAGCTGTCCTCCCCTTGGCTGCGAGTGCGAAGAAGGTCACCATCATCACCGACGGTGAGATGAAGGTGCTGAAGAAGGCGGCCAATAAGTCGGGAGCGGGGGACAAAGAGACGACGGCACCGGCTGCCGGCCGGCGACCGGTCTCACCCTCGCTCCCGGTAGGACCGGACGTTCAAGATCAGTTTGCCGCCGATCTCAAGGCCGGGGTCACAGGCGAGCAAGCCATGGGCGAATCCCCCTCGCCTACTCCCGGCCCCAGCGATCCTGTGGCTATCCCTGCTGCCCAGCCTGCGAAGCGCAAGCCGCAGATATTCCAGGATGCCGCGGCGCCGCTTGCGCCGGAGCTGGCCGAGGCGGAGATGGACCGGCTGCTTGCCGAGGCCGCCCAGGCGGACCAGGAAGCGGCCAAGCTCGCCGAGGATCGCCGGTTCCAGGCCCAGCAGGCGGTGCAGGCGGGCCAGGAGCAGACAGACCCTGCCACGACCCCTGCCGAGGCTGCCACGGAGCCTGCGCCGCGTCGCCGGAAGGAGCGTGCTCTGGCTACCACAGGCCGCCCCTGCGGCCGCTGCGGTGGCAATGGACAGATTCAGGGTGAAGCCGGTTTTGTCGGCGCCTGCCCTGTCTGCCACGGCGAGGGCCAGGTCAAAACGTGGGATCGCTCGCTGAAGGTTCGTTGATCTGGTTGAGTTTGTAGTACGCTAAGGTTGCAAACTAAGGATCAATCCGATGGCCGTCGTTTCCGATTCCGCGCTCCCTCTTTGCACGAACCCTCAGCATCCTCAAGGGCTCCCGCGGCGCATGATTTACCTTCAGACCAAGGACTATGCGCACGTTTTCGGCTGCCAGGCGTGCAAAGATGTGAATCGCAAGCTCTCGGTGCGTGTGATAACGGATCAGTTCTACAAGCATGAGGTTCGCAAGCAGTTGGCTGCGCAAGGGCAACTTCTTCGCGGGCCGATGCAGCGGCGCCGGCGCTCGCCTTATGAAATCGATCGCATGCGAGAGATGAGTCTCGACGCCCAGCGCGCTCGTGAATCGGCACGTGCGTTTGAGTGGGACGACCGGGCGAGGCGCACGAAGGACGGCAAATACGAGCTGGTCAGTTACAAGCAACTTGGTAATGGTGAGTGCCAGATTCAAATGGCGATCGGCGGCAAACTTTGCCCGCAAATGGACGATCACATTGCCAGCCGGGAAGAGTTCAGGACTGAGAACGAATACTGGGCTCGTGTGGCCCGCGGCAGTGAGTTGATGCTCCACTTGTACGGAGATCCCAGGAATCCGTTGACGCCGGAAGAGTCGGCGCAGCGCGAACAACAGACGTATTAACCGCATAACCCGAAAGGATCACAATGTCGAAACTCGCCGCTGTTACCACTGGCCAGCCTACGCAGGGCTTAGGTGCTGCGCCTGCTTCTCGTGCCGTTCCTCGTCATCAATATGCCTCGCCTTTGCAGGCTCAGCGCGCCGAGGCGGAGGCCGCAGAAGCTGCATTGGTCGCTGACCTTGCCGCCGATCTCGCTCCTCCTGCGATCAACCCCCGTTCGGCGCATTCTGCCGCGGCGGCCACGGTCACGGCCGCATGGCTTTCGCTTGAAGCCAAAGAGATCGAAGTCAGTAAATATTTTCGGGAAATCCCCGATGTCAAAAACGGGCTTGAGATGCTCGCGAAGATGCGTCGCCAATGCGATCTCGCTGCGGGTGCATTGCAGCAGCGCATGGATGAGGGGAGCCAGGAGCGCTGCTCTGGCTGTGGAAAGACGCTTGAAGAGGCACGAAAGAGCCAGTGGTTGATGCAGGGGAGCGAGGTCGATCCTGACACCGGTGTGCCGATGCCATATCGTTACTGCGGCCCACAATGTATTCGTGAGCGCAATCGTGAGAAGATGCTGCCACCGGAAGAGAGGAATAAGAAGCGGTTTGACGGGCAGGACGAGGGGGATATAAGGTGAGCCAAAAGTATGAGCAAATTCTTCGCGAGTCTGTCGAGAAATTGGACCTCGGTCCCAATGACATCCTCATTGTGAAGTCTCCCGAGGCCATGTCTACTTTTCTTGAAATGACGCAGGCCGGCGTTGGTTTCTCGAAGTACGCGAATCCCATTTTGCTCGTCCCTGGCGGCCTGGAGAAAGCGACGAAGGAAGATTTGATCGACGCACTACGGATTCTCGACGAGCAGGAGAAGAACGCCGGTAAGGCCGAGGATCAGGTTTCACGGATCATCACGGATTTGAATGCGCCGATGATTCGGAAGGTTCAATAATGGATTCCGTCTCTCCAGTCCTCACTGAAGCTGAAGTTCCTGCGGAGCAAGTGGTTGCGCTTGAACAGATTCAGTTCTTTCCGATCATTGTCGCGCGAATATTTTATACAGACGGTCCGCAATCGGAAGGCGGGATTGCTTACACTCTTGTGCGATTCCGGCTTACTGACGCCGAGCGCGCCGCTGTTGCCGCTGGCGCGGATCTGGTGATCGGGCAGCCGGGACACGGCCAGTGGACGCCGATTTCGTTACAGTTGGCGATGCCGGGCGAGTATCCGGCGGCAGAGTAGTAACGGAGAATAATTACGCCCCTCGATCTCAATCACGTTGAGAAGTTCTTCACTCGGCTTAACATCAGGGATCGTGATGACGGAACCTTTGTTCCGTTCACTCTTCGGCCTCAGCAGCAAGAAGTATTTCAATTAGCCAAAGAGCATCTCGCACGTCGTCGGCGGTTGTTTATTATTTTTCTAAAAGCTCGTCGTTTGGGGATTTCTACAATTGCGACGGGCCTTGGCCAGGCGCACTGCATTGCGCATTCTGGGTCTAAAGCTCGTTGCATCGCGCAGAATGCTAAAGTGGCCTCCGCTAATTTTGAGATGGCTTGTAGTTTTTTTAAGGATTGTCGCGATTTATATCCTGGCGCGCCCAAGCCTACCAAATCTCTTCTAACTTGGCCTCATTCCGATGGACCTGATTCAACTTTCGAGCATCACACGGCGGCTACGGTTCACGGTCAACGTGGGCTGACTTCTAGTTTCACTCACCTCACGGAAGCAGCGTTCTACCCATACGATGGCATATTTACGTCTTTGCTAAACACGCTCAGCATGGACAAGAACAATATCTGTTTGGTGGAAACAACCGCAAATGGGATGGAGGGACCAGGCGAAGCGTACTACCAGTATTGGGAAGCGGCTATGGCCGGCGACAATGAGTTTCTTCCTATTTTTCTTCCGTGGTGGGAAGATCCTGCGTATGTTCTTCCTGCTGAGTTCGCACAGGATGCTCCACGTGATGAGTACGAACGCTTTTTGATGAATGACATTAAGCATTGGAAGACAGGAAAGAAAGTCAAACTCGGCAAGGACCGCATCGCTTGGTTTCGTGAAACTCTTGCAACGAAGTGTGAAGGCATCATCGAAAAATGGCGTGCAGAAATGCCCGCTACTGCAGAGGAAGCGTTCATCGCTACTGGCAACCCTGCATTCACTTTGGAGGAGATGCAGTTTGCCAACAACGCGGTAGTTACAAATCCCCCGTGGCGTGGGCACTGCGCTCTAACTGACGATAATAAGCATGGTGAGCTGCGCAAGAGCATGGACGGTCCGCTTGCCGTCTACGAGACACCGCAGAAAGGGCACCACTACTTTGCCGGCGTAGATACAGCGCGTGGCGAGGAATCGACGATGGCGCCGGGCGATTACGCAGCGATTGTGGTCTGGAACGCGGAGACTGGGAATTTGGCTGCTAGATATGCG